TGGAACGATAACATTAAAACAATTGTCAGTGGATGTTTGGGTAGCCTACGTTTAAAAACATGGATAGTGAAACTTTAATACCGATGCTTGTAGCCCTAATAGGGGCGTTGGGTCTAAAAGAAGGCTGGAATATCTGGAAGAAAAAGATAGATAACTCAGCCTCATTTAAGAGCAGTATTCGAGAAGACAACAGGAAGAGAATAGGTGAGCTAGAAGATAAAGTTACGGAACTTTATAAAAAAATAGAATTATTATTAGAAGAAAACGCTAAGTTACAGGCTAACATAGCTAGACTTGAAGAAAGAATATTAATAACCGCAAAAAATAGAATTAAAAACCATAATAAATAATTAATCCCAAAACCAAAGTGATGACATACATTTATTACCAAACAAGTTCATTGAACACAAATGAAAAACCCAGTCCTGAAACCATAAATTTCTGGGAAAGTTTAACAGAGAAAAAAAATTGGAGGATTGTCGAGCTCGCAAATGGGTACTTCCAGACAGAGCTGCTAAGATCCACGGGTCAATGGGTTGATGTCACCCGCAGAGCTACGATAGAAGATGCGGAGCAGGCTATTGATGATAGCATAGCACATTATAGAAAAAAGCTTAAATTTGCAGAAGGACCTAGAGTCGTTAAAACATTCAAATAAAATCAAATTAAATTTATGAAAGAAAGTAATATTGTGAAGCATTTAAACTTCGGGTTAGATGCTCGCTACGCTATATATGAAGGCGTAGATAAACTATATAAAGCAGTGAGCTCAACGTTAGGGGCATCAGGCAAGTCAGTTATATTAGAAGATGACTCTGGTAAACCCGTAATAACTAAAGACGGTGTAACCGTAGCAAACTCGATAATTTTAAAAGACCCTGTAGAAAACATGGGGGCTACTTTATTAAAGGATGCTGCTAGAAAAACAGTGGAAGAAGCCGGTGACGGTACTACTACAGCAACAGTCTTGGCACACGCTATATTGACAGAAGCCTATAAGCACGATGTTAAAGATGTTAAGAATGGTATAAAAACAGCCACCGATAAGGTTGTTAAATACTTAGAACGAATTGCAAAGCCTGTAAAAGGTGATATGCTAAAGCACATTGCTACCATCTCATCAAACAACGATCAAGAGCTAGGCGACATTATATCTTCAGCATTTGAACAAGTTGGTGAAAATGGTGTAGTAACAATGGAAGCTTCCAGTGATGAAAACACATACCACAAGATTATAAGTGGGGCATCGTTTGACAAAGGCCTTAAAAACCTACACTTCGCAACAAACGAAGACAGGAATAAGTGTATAATGAATAATCCACTTGTTCTTATATGTGAAAATAAAATAGATAACATTAGAAAGATAGAATCTGTTTTAGCTTATGTTATTAAAAGCGGTCAAGAACTTTTAATTGTAGCAGAAATGGAAGATCAAGTGATTGGTGCATTAGCCATGAATAAGATGAAAGGTAACATCAAAGTAAATGTTATTGATTCGCCAGACTTCGGCTTTAATAGAAAACAAAAGCTGCACGACCTATCTCTTATAACCGGGGCCAAAGTAATTAGTGAAGACCTAGGTGATGATATTGATTTAATACAGCCTGAACATCTAGGGCGGTGTTTAAAGTCCACTACGGACATGCATGAGACTATTATAGAGATAGCTGAAGAAAGCGAAGAGCTTACAGCGGCAATAGATTCTGTAAAGAAACAAATAGAAGAAGAAGAAAAGCCCGGCAAAAAAGCAAGCCTTGAGAAAAGGTTAGGTTTCTTATCTTGTAAGTTGGAGTTATAAGGGTTGGCGCTAATTCAGAAGTTGAATTAAAAGAAAAAAGTGACCGTGTAGATGATGCTATTTGCGCAACAAGGGCTGCTATAAAAGAAGGCGTTGTGCCAGGTGGCGGAATAGCTTTACTAAATGCCGCCTACAAAATTAAAGCAGATAACGAAGGGGAAAAAATATTACTTAAAGCAATACAAAAGCCTTGGGAAGTTATTCTTTCAAACGCTGATTTTTCTATCGAGCAAATGGAAGCAAGACCCGGATTTGGTTTAAATGTTAAGACTGGCAAAAGTGTTAACATGATAAAAGGCGGCATTATCGATCCGTTGTTGGTAACGAAAAGCGCATTAAAAAACGCAGTTTCTGTTTCAACAACTATATTATCAACAAACTGTGTAATTAATAATTTAAGGATCGATGAAAGTAATGGGTAAATACGTTTTAATTGATCCCAAAAAAGAGGGTCAAGTTAAAACAAAAAGCGGTCTTGATCTAGGATCTGTACACAGACAAGATATAAGATACAGGGAAGCCACGGTTATTGACGCTGGCATAGAAGTTAGCGGAGTAACAAAAGACGATAACATATATTACGACAGGCACGCAGGATTTGATCTAGAAGTAGAAGGCACCGTGTACAAAGTAATTAAAGAGTTTGATATTGTAATAGTCTTATAATGCGTGTTGAGCCAGATCATATTAGGCAATTAAACGTATTAAAGCATTATAGAATAATTAGAAAGTGGGCTTACAAAAATTATAACATACGAGAGGCGGATCTAGAGATAATAATATATCTAGACTGCCTTGAGTATTTTCGTAAGCACGATTTTGAAGAAGGTACTTTTGCTTACAGCTGGGATAACCGGCGCTGGAATAGATTGCTAAAAGAGGGTTGGATTGTAGTATGGAGACACAGAAACGGAACAACTCAAAAGTATAATATATATAAAATATCTTTTAAAGGAAAGCAGCTGATAAACAGGATATATCGTGTAATGCTTGGCCAAGAAGATATACCTGAAACAACAAGATCTAACCGCATAATGAAAGGCGGCTCTTATATGGATAAAGTATTAAGAGTATCTATAAATAAACTTAACAAAGATAAAGACAGATAAAATGGCGTTTACACTTAACAGCATGTTTGCTAACGGCACTACTTATAGAGGCCTTGGCAAAGCCTCTACTTTAGAAGAAGATAAAGAAAAAGCTCAAGCGGAGTCTAATGGAGAAAAAAAGAAATCTTACGGTTTAGAACAATTTGATAAAAAAGAGATAAACCCACATTCTTTTCAAGCTGTTTACGGCAAACGCCCGGCTACTTTTAAAGATTACTACGTAGGTATAAAACGCCAGCTTGAGCAGGTCAAGCCTGCAATTGAAAAAGTTAAAGGAAAAGTACAAGACTTTAAAGCAAATAGAGACGCAGGAAAAACTTCAATGCCACCATTAAGTGAAGCTGCTATTAAAGAAGTTGATAAAGCTATTACAGCAGATGACACTATGAACTTTATGGGCGATGGAAGTAGCGTTTTTCAAAAATCAGATGCTTATGGAAAAGCTATGATGCGATCTGGCATTTATCAAAAAAGTTATAACGAAAAAAAATATAAATAATGGCACTTTTTAATAGAGCAAAAGGCCTTGTATCACGCGGGCTAGAAGCAGCTGGTGGTTTAGTATCACAGGGTGTTGAAGAATTAAAGCAAGCTACTCCTGAAAGTATAGCAGCGGCAACACCTATAGGTCAAGCAATTAATGTTGTTAGGCCCGACACTACTGACCAAATGGTAGAAGCGGGCGAAGGCATGCTTCAAAGAGGTATGACTCAAGCTAACAATGTAGGCCAGACAATGCAGAACGTGGCGCAATATACACCAGGAGGAATGATGGCAGATATGGTTATGGGAAACCCTAATCCCGTTACGCAAGCTCTTAAAGATCAAATGTCAAACTTAATGCAATTATCAGGCAGAGCAGATAGTAAAATAGCTATGAAGTCTGCTAAAATGTTTGGCACTAACGAATACAGAAATCAAAAATAATTATGGAAAACAATATAAACTTACATAAAGCTCCTGAAAAAAGAGTATACGCTAAAGACCAAGGTATAGACGCTACTTGGGACGGCCCGTTAAATATGGACCAAATGCCAATAGCCCCTGGGCGTAGCTCTGGAGCGGACGGTATTCAGTTGCTAGCTAAAAACGAATACCCATACCAGCCTGGACCTATTACAGAAAAAGCTAAAGGTTTTTAGTATGTCTTTCTGGGATATATTTAGAACAAGAAACAGGTACAACGAAAAGAACATCGTTGGGTTTTTATCATTTGCGGTTATGACAATATTTGCTGTAGTTGATATTGCGACTGGTATATACGGTAAAGAATTAATACACAGCGATGTGATATTTAATTCGTTTGTTATAGTAACACTTGGTGCTTTTGGTATTGCCGAAGCTGGTCAGATTCTTGGTAAGAAGGAAAAGGAAGAAGAGTAGTCATGCCATTAATTAAGCTGATGTATAACGAAATTAAAATCGTGTTAATTAATTTAACAACACTTGGGATATCCTTTAGCAACATAGAGATGTCTTTGAAGATATTGTTACTCCTTGTTACTATAGGGTATACTGTTCACAAATGGATAACCATTAAAAAAAATAAATGAAGGTAACTGAACACGTTTCTTATAGGGAGGTAACTAAAAGTAACACTGCCATTAGAAGGGGTATAGAAAACATACCCAGCGGTGAGCAGATGGAAAGAATAAAACTACTCTGTGAAAAAGTGTTTGAACCACTTAGGGAACATGTAGGTGGTCCTATAGCTATAAACAGTTTATTCAGAAGCGTGGAATTAAACAGGGCCATTGGCGGTTCATCAAGCTCACAGCACTGCGCTATGAATGGCGCGGCTATGGACATTGATGATACGCTTGGTTATATGTCTAACACAGACATGTTTAACTTTATAAAAGACAACTTAGACTTTGACCAGCTTATCTGGGAGTACGGTGACGATGACAACCCAGATTGGGTTCATGTTTCTTACAAGGAAAGAGAGAATAGAAATCAAGTATTAAAATGCAAAAGAATAAAAGGAAAAACAGCATACTCTATTTATTCTTAATAAGCCTAATACTTAATTCTTGTACTTTAGAGCAAAGGCTAGAAAAAAAGAAACGTAGGGCGGAAAGAAAAATTGAAAAGTTAACTATTATGTATCCAGATCTTTTAAAGCGGGATACCATAAAAGACACTTTCAGTATGGTTGTTCCGTCAATAAAACATGATACAGCATTTATTGATACGACTTCGGATACAACTTATATTTATAAGGATAAGCTTAGAATTAAGTATATTAGGGTTGGTGATACAACATATATTGAAGGCGAATGTAAAAGTGACACGATTGTACGCACGGTTGAAATACCTGTTGAACGAATAGTAGTAAGAAAACAAAGCATAATAGAACAATTAGGCAAAAATGTAAGACGGATAATTGCAGGCATTACTTTTTTAATTATAGTCGCTATTGCAATAGCCACTTTGTTTAAAATTTTAAAAAAATCAATATGGCCGCTAGGGTAGATAAATCAAAAATGAAATGCAATGTACCGAGGAAATCCCCGAGTAAAACCGCTAAAAAAGTTGTTAAAGCTTGTCAAGGCGGGAAAGAAAAAATTGTGCACTTTGGGTACAAAGGGTATGGGCATAATTATTCTGCAGCGGCTCGTAAATCTTTCCGCGCTCGGCACAAATGCTCAACAGCAAAAGACAAGCTAACCGCTAGGTATTGGTCATGCAAACATTTATGGGGCGGCAAAGGTGGTTCTACAAAATCTTCGCCTAAAGGCGTTAGGGGCAAATATTAATAAATAAAAAAAGTATGAATAAGATGAAAGAGTCTAAAAAGCAAGAAAGAAAAAATTTAATGGCTGATATGCCTATTGATAATCGAGCCGGCATTATGATGAAAAGCGGAGGTACTTTTATGTCAAAGCACTGTAGCCCTGTTCGGATGAGTGCAGATTCAAAGTATATGCCTACCGATGATAAAGCTTCAGCTAAAATGTATGGCAAAGGTGGTCCAAAAATGGCTCCACTTGCTGCTATGGTTATTAAAGCGGCTGTTCCAGCTATTATTAGTAGCATGAGCCAGAGAAAAAAGAAAGACTAAATGGCTTTTAAATTAGGCGAACCTCCTTATAATATCGACGGCCCATCGGTTTTATTTAAAGATTTAGGGCAAGGAATTTTAGGTGAAGCGAATAAAAATGGTACTATAAATATAAACTCCAAGCTTGACCCAAAGTTTGTTGAAGAAGTACGCGGACACGAAGAAATTCATATAGATCAAATAAGAAGAGGAGACTTAACCTATGATGACGGTAATATTTATTGGAAAGGCAGAAAGTATAATAAAAACTCAGGAATAGTTATGGAGGGTAAAAGTACTCCATGGGAAACAGAAGCATATAGGAGATCAAATACAAAACACGGATCAAAAAAATATAATATATAAAATGGGGCAATTTTTAAATCAACCAGATTTTGGGACAGAGGCAGCTACGGTAGCGGCATCAGACACTATAGACTCAACAACCAAACTTAATAGTTCTGTACTATATGTAGGTACGGGCGGGTCTGTTAAGGTTTTAATGGCAGGTAAAAGAGAGGTTGGAGATGCAATTATTTTTGCAAACGTACCTGACGGAAGTTTTCTTCCAGTTACCGTGGACTATGTTTTAGCCACTGGAACTACAGCTAGTGACATTATATCTTTAAAGTAGTATGTCTTTAGGCTTAGGTATAGACTTATGTATAATAGGACCCAACGGAACTGGGGTACCCTTTGAGTTTATTAACTCGCTGTACAGTGACGGTGACCGAAGTTTTGTAGAGATGTCATCTGCTGTAAATAAGCCAGAACCTTTTGGTAATGCATTGGAATTTGATGGTGTAAATGATTACGTTTCTCTTACAACGGGGATTGCTACATCAGGAGATATTACGCTTAGTTGCTGGTTTAAGTACACAGGTGGGGACATGGGTAATATTTACGGGAATAGCGGTTCAGGTTCACTGTCAATTCGAGTAATTTCGTCTACACAGGTCAGATGGTATGATGGGTCAAACAATGATTGGACCGTTTCGTCTATGTCGGTAGGGGAGTGGTATCATTTATTTATAACAAAAGACGGAACAGTTGGACGATGTTATTTGAACGGGGTCGAGGCTACAAACACAACAACCTTAAATGGAACAATGCCAACAATCAACCAAATAGGTAGATATCACAACGGCACAATAGTACCTCTGGATGGCCAACTTGATGATGTAGCAATAAAGACTGGATATGTCGGCACTTTAAGTAACGCTCAAGATATATACAATGAAGGTGCTGGACAAAGACCTAATAACGTAATAAGCGCGCTTGATGTTTACTATAAATTTAATGAGTCATCGGGTACAAGCGCAGCAGACTCAAGCGGAAACAGCAATACAGGTACATTAAATAACTTTACAGGAACTTATTTTGTGCCTCATGATAATATATATACAGCTGGGTTTGTGTTAAGCTGTTGGATTTATTTTGATGGCAGTATTTCTAATGAGTATATTTTTGGTCATGTTGGTGATGCTAACATGTTTTTTCGATTTGATTCAAGCACCTCTGCTACATTTCAAACCTCAACAGGTACCAGCACTACTTGGACTATATCAGCAAACTCTACGGGATGGAATCATGTAGCCATGTCATTAAATGGTGGTGTAAACGAGCTGTGGATTAACTCAGTAAAGTCTACAGGTACAACAGAAGACTATGACGAAGAGGCTATAAACATAAGCCTTATAGGTAGAAGTGATACATCTTACGGTTTGTTTGTCATGGACGAACTAATTATAGATGCACGAAACGCAACACTAACTCAGGCTCAAGTAGATTCATTATATAAAGGAGGAAAAGGGGTGTTAAGCAATACTGTAATAACAACCCCTGATATATTTTACAGGTTTGACCAAACAAGTGGGACCACTGTTGTTGACTCAAGCGGTAACGGTAATAATGCAACAATATACTTCCCAACAAACGGGGATTGGTCACCACATGAATTAGAAGCACCAACAATTACTAGCGGCTCTGTAAATACTACATCACCAGCTCAGGTTGTACTAACTGGTACAAACTTTTATTCTGTTACAGGTTTAAGTGCATCTGGTACTGCCGTTGTTGAAAGCTACACTATAGACAGTGTAACTCAGATAACAGCCACTGTAAATGTAGAAACCGCAGGAGACTACAGCATAACGGTAAATAACATTGTAGGCTCTGACACTATATCTAGTCAAACAATAGCGTTGTATGACTTTGGTAATTACATTCAACCAGATTTAGGCAATACAACTGAAACAGGTACAATAAGCACTCCGTGGGATAGTACAAATAGATTTTCTAATATGGTTGTCGCTTATTGGGCTAAAAGACCAATTAGTGCTGACACATCTAAAACTAATGTAATAGCATCAAGTAATACCAACTCTAGCACATATATATTTCACAGAAACACCTCTCCGTACATTAGGTTTGCATCTGACGGAGACGGAAACAGTAGACAAGTTGAGTGGAACTTAAATATAACAGACAACGATTGGCATCATTTTTATTACTTTTATAATAACAACTCATTAACTGAGGACATAACACAGCAACCCACAGGTGCTGCTGATGGAACGTACACCTCAGTTTCTACATCAGCTTACCCTCCCGGAGGCACAGGATTAACCGTTAGAGCGATTGTTGCGGGAGGCTTTGGTAACATAGACAGGCTTGAAGTTTCAACCACAGGTTCTGGTTATAGAGTGGGTGACGAAATTACTTTTACAGTAGACGGGCAAGAAGCGAAAGCAGTTTTATCAAAAGTGCCAGATACTGTTGACGGTGAACTTTACCTTGTATATGACGGTGTGCTACAAACACGCTCTAGTTCTGGTTTTCAATTTGACGGTCTTGATACCTTTGGTTCTTTTTTCTACAGGGGTAACACTAATAGTATTCACTCTGAAATAGCTGTGGATGATATAGTCTTTGACGAAAGGGTTAGTACGGTTGCTGAAGCACAGGCAATATATAATAATGAAAGGGGTGGAAACGTAACAAACATATTTGGAAGTCAACCTCTTTACTGGTATAAGTTTAATGAGGCAAATGGTGCAACAACTATAGCGCAAAGCGGTTCTGTTGGTAGTGCGGATATGACATTAACTAACTTTACAAATGCTTACCTACTACCTAAATCTGGTTATGATTTTGAAAATGCACTTTCATATGATGGTGTGGATGACTATTGCACTTTACCAGCAAACTTACAAATTGCCGCATCTAGCACAGAGTTTACAATTTCCGTTTGGCTAAAACCTGAAGCTGGATTAAGCAGTGGGCAAATGTGGATTTTTGAAAATAGCAACGGAACAGATTTGTGGTTCTTTTATCCATCTATCACTTATTTTAGACTGAATGGTACCTCTAATCAAAACGCTTGGAGTTATGGTTATGATACAGCAGGACATATAGGGAGTTGGCATCACTATGTTATAACAAGAGACAGTAGTAATGTCATTGAAATGTATGTTGATGGTGTACAACAAACAAAAACTACGAGCAACGCTAATTCTAACAATGCTCAAATTCAATACGTTGGCACTCGTGCTAGTCTTGTAGCTACTAAATATAGAGGAGAAATGGATGAGTTTATAATTAAGTCTGGATACGCTGCGACCCCTGCCGATGTTGTTTCACTATATAACGATGGCTTAGGTATTGACTCATCACTAGCTTTACCCTCACCATTAGCTTATTGGAAATTTAACGAAACAACAGGTACTACAGCAAGTGATTCTTCAGGTAATGGAAATGACTTAACACTCAATAACTTTACAGGAACGCCTTGGGTACCACATTAAAATTAAATTAAATTAAATTAAATGAAAATAGAAAAAGAAGAGCTTGACATAATATTAAATCAAGCGAGACAAATAGATACCATATCTAAGCAAATAGCCGCGTTAGAAGCACAAAAAAATAAATTAGTAAATTCGTATTCAATTATACTTGAAGACTCAAATAATACTCGAAAAGAATTAGAAGAAAAATATGGTTCTATCAGTATTGACTTGTCAGATGGTTCTTATACCATTACAGAAAATGAAAGTTAATAGTATAATAAGAAAAATAAGTATAGGCTCTGATTATAAAAATGACGCAATGCATTATTCTTTAAACCAGCAAGTATATGGTGGTCATGAAATATGCAATATAATATTTGATGAAAACGAAAAATCTTATGTTATATTTATACAGAAAGAAGATGAAGTGCTTCCTTGGAAAAAGTTTAATCAGAATATGTCTATATCAGTAGAATACGATTTAAATTATTAATGCAAAGTTTAAACGACTTTATAGTTAAACCAGTTGGAAACGCTAGATATAATAATTCTAAAAAAATAGCTGGAATTGATTTTGTAACTAATACAAAAATAGAAGCTTTCCAAAACGTTAATAGGGAGGCTGTAGTATTAGCGGTGCCTAAGTGTATTGAAACAGAAATACAGGTTAATGACAAGGTTATAGTTCATCATAACGTTTTTAGAAGATTTTATGACATAAGAGGTAAAGAAAAAAATAGCAGAAGTTATATGTTTGATGGCATGTATGCTGTTGCTCCCGACCAAATATATGCTTATAAACCTACTACAAACGAAAGCAGCGTAAAGTCTTGGCAGGCTCTTCACGGTTATTGTTTTGTTCAGCCCGTTAGGTCGGATAATTATCTAGATAACGATAATGAAAAAAAACTTCATGGCATACTTAGATACCCTAACAAAGAATTAAGTATACAGGAAGGATCAATAGTTTGCTTTACTCCCGACTCCGAATTTGAGTTTGTTTTTAATGGCATGCTATTATATTGTATGAAATCAAATAATATAGTTCTTAGTTATGGAAACCAAAGAAACGAGAAAGAATATAATCCAAGCTGGGCGCAAAGCTGTTAATGAGCTTATTAAAGTAGCGGAAGAAGCTATAGTAGATAGTGGAGAAGATATATCAGCAGACAGATTAAAGAATGCGGCGGCTACTAAAAAGCTTGCAATATTTGATGCTTTTGAAATATTAAAGCGCATCGAAGAAGAAGATTTGGCTTTAACAGAAAAGCCTGCGGAAGAAACAAAAGAAGAAAAATCTTTTAAGGGGTTCGCTGAAAGAAGATCTAAGAAGTAATGTACGAACAAACTTTATATAAAATAATAGAGCCTATTAAGAAATCAAAACTTGATAGGTTTAATAAATATAAAAAGTGGGAGTACGGCTATAATGAAGAGTACGACATAGTTATTATAAGTCGCACTGGAGAAATAGGCGAAGTATATGAAATACAGGGTTTAAAAATAGCCTTACCGAAAGCAAAGCATGTACACCAAAGATCTAACAAAAAGGTAGATCAATATTGGGAAAGATTAGAAAAGCCAAAAGAACTAGATAGAATAAAAACAATATTTGATTGGAGAGATTATCCAGAAGAATTCAAAGAAAAATATCACAGTTATATTGACAAAGAATTTGAGTACAGAGATAACGGGTTTTGGTTTAAAAACAACGGGGTAAATACTTATTTAACGGGCAGCCATTACATGTACCTCCAATGGACCAAAATAGATGTTGGAGAGGCTGAGTTCCGAGAGTCAAACAGATTATTTTTTATATTCTGGGAGGCATGCAAAGCGGATGACCGATGTTACGGAATGTGTTACCTAAAAAATAGACGCTCTGGTTTTTCTTTTATGGCAGCTAATGAAATAGTTAACTTAGCTACTATTTCAAGTGATAAAAGATTTGGGATACTTTCTAAAACTGGTCCTGATGCTAAAAAATTATTTACGGATAAAGTGGTTCCTATAACTATAAACTATCCATTTTTCTTTAAACCTATCCAAGATGGTATGGATAGACCTAAAACTGAACTGGCTTTTAGGGTTCCTGCTTCTAGGCTAACAAGAAAAAAAATAGATTTTAAAAACGAGCAAGAAGAGCTACAGGGGTTAGACACCACTATAGACTGGAAAAACACAGCTGACAACTCTTATGATGGAGAAAAGCTAATGCTTTTAATTCACGATGAATCCGGCAAATGGGAAAGGCCTGAAAACATTTTAAATAATTGGAGAGTAACAAAAACAACGTTAAGATTAGGTGGTAGAGTTGTGGGTAAGTGTATGATGGGAAGTACATCGAACGCTTTAGATAAAGGGGGTGAAAACTTTAGAAAACTGTATAACGATTCTAACGTAGAAAAAAGAGATAAAAATGGACAAACTAAATCTGGATTATATAGTTTGTTTATACCAATGGAATGGAATTACGAGGGGTTTATGGATAAGTATGGTATGCCTGTATTTGAAACCCCGGATACCCCAGTAGTTGGTTTTCACAATGAAAAAATAAGAATAGGTATAATTGAATATTGGAATAATGAAGCAGAAGGGTTAAAAGAAGATCAAGACGCTTTAAACGAATTTTACCGACAGTTCCCAAGAACAGAAGAACACGCGTTTAGG